CCCGATGTTGTTGGCGCCAGCAGCAAGCACCACAGCAGCAGAGATGTTGTTGATCGTCCCTATATTCGCCGTACCAGCAGCGAGGACAGCAGCGATGGTTGCCGAGATGTTGTTGATGGAACCGATGTTGGCACTTCCCGCCGCCAGCACCGCCGCGATGGTCGCGCTGATGTTGTTCAGCGTTCCGAAGTTCGCCGTCCCAGCCCCGAGCGTCACCACGCCGACAACCGTAACCGTCGCACTGATCTTGTCAATCGTGCTGATGGTGAACGTACCCGCCACGTTGACCGTGGCCGAGATGTTGTTGATCGTGCCGATATTGGCTGTGCCAGCAGCGATGACGACCGAAGGTGTTCCGCTGATGTTCACCGTCCCTGTGACCGCCGCGAGGACAGACCCAGAGATGTTCACCGTCCCTGTCACGGCTGGCATGGCAGAGATATTGATGTTGTTCGTCACCTGTGCGAGAACCGTCGCAGAGATGTTGTTCAACGTGCCGATGTTGGCAGTCCCCGCCGCGATCACTACCGATGGCGTGCCACTGATATTGACAGTGCCGGTCACAGCAGCGAGAACAGAGCCGTTGATGCTCACAGAACCCGTCACTGCCGCGAGCACCGAACCACTGATGTTCGCGTTGACCAGCAGCTTGCCGCCAACTACTGATGCGTAGGTTTGGGAACCGGTGGGGTCACCGATCGTAACAACCTGACGCATGACTGTGTTACCCGAGGATGACAGGGACAGACAGTCAACCTTCTTCCCGGTCGAATCTGCCGGAACCTGCACATAACCTTGACCCATTTCACCACTCCTTAAATTTCGCCTTTGGTACGACCGAAGATTCCATCCCAGTCGTCACGGACCACCTTGTTCAACTCAGCCTCACTCAAATCCTTCAGCGAAGACGCCGTGATGTGAGATTGGGGAGTGCCGCGTTCCAACGTTTTGCTGGCTTCCTGACCCTTGCGGATGGTTTCCAGCGTCTTCTCTACCTTGTCAGGAGCCGGAGCCGGTTCCTTGTATCCGTATTGCTTGGCAAGCGCGTAGACAATCTGCGCTGGATTTTTGCCCGTCTGGAGTGCCTTGATGACCAGTGCATCATTCTCTTGATTCAACGCGGCCTGTGCTTCCTGTGCGTTGTATCCGAGGACCTTGTATTGCTGGAGCCGTGAATTTACAACGTGCTTAAATGCATCTGGATAGTCCGCGTGTTGCTTTTCGAACGCTGCGACCTGATCTGCAACCGATTTCGTGATGGCTTGTTGGTTCTCCATCTGAGTTCGGTTCAGAGCATCATTTTCCTGTTTTTGCCGTAAATCAGCAATTTGTTTCTGAATTCTCTCCTGATGCTGAATGAGCGAACCCAACGGGTCGATTGCAGGATCAATATCCACTTCTACGTTCTTCGGCGCCGTCAGCGCTTCCAACTGTCCCTGAATCTTCTCCAGCCACGCTTCCTGCTTGGCTAGTGCTCTCTCGTAGTACGGGTTCGGCGGTGGCTGGTCGAAAACAGGTGCTTCGACGCTTGATTCAACAGGCGTCGGGTCAGCAACCACATCAGCCTGTTCAACAGGCGCTGGCGCTTCTGCTTCTGGCGTTGGCTGAACGTTGGGAGCATCAATCGGGTCCGGGAGATGGCCACTCTCGAAGAAAGCGGCGGTTTCTGCGTCTAGAGGTTCGAATGCCACGGTTACTCCTTGATCTTGGAAAGAGCACGCAACAACAGGGACAATTCGGCCCTGTTCTTCGCGTGCGGTGCAAATGCCACGAGCGCGTCTCGCGCGTCTTGGTCCGTCAACGCATCCACCATGCCGTCAACGCTGATTAGCTCGTCAATCTGCTTCTCCAATTCAGCAATACGGTCCACGGCTTCTTGATGCAACTTTTTATAGGCAGTCATTTCTTACCCAGCTTCGTCACAGGTTTCACGCCAATAATTGAACCTTTGGCATCACGAACCACCTGTTTTGGTTCGTTCAAACTCGCGGTGATTTCCTTCATGGCATCCGCGAACTGTCCGGTTACTTCCTTCAGCGCGTTAGCGATCTCGGACGTATCAATCTGCATGCGAATCTCTTCAGACTTGGCCGGGTCTAGACCGGCTTGCGCCGCCTTGATCTTCGTACCGTCCGCCTGATTCTTCTGCGCCAGTTGCATGTCGTTCTTCGACTTTTCCTGACTGATCTTCAGATCATTGCTGACCCTCTGGTTTTCCAACTTGATATCAGCCTCAGCCCTCAGCCCTTGTAACTGAGCATCGGCTTGGAACTTCATCATTTCCATCTGTTTCTGGAATTCAAACTCCTGCGCCTTCAACTGCATGTCGAATTCAGACTGTTTTACCTTCGCTTGCGCCATCGCCATCTTGTCGTCGTGATTCGTCTTCAATGACTGGTTCTCCTGCGTCAGTTGCTGCATCTGTTGCTGCATTTGCTGCATCTGTTCAGGCGACACTTGGCTCTGTTGCTTGGATTCTTCGATAAACTTCTGCCACTTCATGACGAGCGGAGTCGGCAATGGGGCATACGTCAGTAGGTCAGGAGGCAACGGCATGCCAGCCTTAATCATCGGCGGGACAATCTGCATAAGCGCTTCCCACGTCTGTTGCTTCACGTCAGGCGCCATTGGCGACTGGTCCACAACAACGTCGTATTCGGTGAAGTCCTTCTGTTTAATCAGGGGAACGAACTGCTCGTATCCGGGACCAGAGATTCGGATAAGTCTTCCATCCGATATATACTCCGTCATGAAATACAGCAATACCTTCCCCTGCGACTTCCGAAACCGCCGCAGAGAATCGAAGACCGGTGCTAACAGCCCATAAGCAGCTTGCTTCCTCGACTGCTCTAGCACGTTGGCCTGATCGCGGTTTGCGAGGCCCAGCGCTTCTAAGTTGATACCCGTAACTTGAGGCAGCGAGTTCAAAGCAAATTCCATCAACTGTGCCAGCCCACTCGGGTAAGCTGCCATCATCTTTTCTTTGATCTTCGCGATGCCGCCTTCTTTCAGCAGCGTTACGCTGTCTGGTTTGGCCCATTCTGCCTCCGCCTTCTTCGGGTCTACGAACGCGCTGGTTTCGGCCATGATGCCGCCCTTCGCATTCGAATTGATGATGTGCATGATTTGCGAGAGCCATTTGTTGGCCCAGCGCTGCGGGTCTTTCATCACCCGGGTCAGTCCATACCACTGATTCTTATTGCGATCACGCTTGCCGGTGATGCAGTTGCGAATGAATCCGTGCTGGCAGTCGGACTTGCCCCACTCCAGAACCTTGTCGTCAGCGAGGAAGGCATAGTAGTAGACCTTCTTCATCGCCTTCACATAGGGCAAGCCAAACTGGTCCAACTGGGACCGAATACCCCGCATTTCCTTCGCCTGCACTTCAGCGATGCCGCCCTGACCATCAGACACGCGATAGTAGGGTTCAAGCTCGTAAAACTCGTAGGACCAGACCATAGTCTGGTCCACACGCTTGTCTTGCTCATAAGGGCCATCGCCGCCCGGGTTCACATCCGGGTTGTACCGGTTCCCCGGCTGGATGTGCCACTCCGTTCCCTTGCTGTCGCCGTTGTCTTCACCAGAGCCGAGCGCGAACATCTTGGGCCATCGATCGGAGACAACTGTGTTGTCCATCCAGATGCCCCACGCGTCCCAGCGCCTGTCTTCCAGAGAGGGTTTCGTGGAAGCCGGGTCCCAGATCATCTCGCAGGGATCAATACGATTCTCTACCGGCATGCCGTCAGGCACTTCGGTATAGTCCATACGCGTTTCCGTCCATCCCATGCCTGTAATCAGGCAGTCGCGGAAAGCGTCTGTTTGTTCGTCTTCGGAGTTGGTTTGCTGGCGAACCCAGCGAGCGGCATTCGTGTAGAGTTCGACCCCGCCCGCGTCATCAATCCCTCGGGGCTTGTAGGTCACTTCCTGACGGTTGTTGACTTCAGCGCCAACAACGGCGTCAATCATCTTTTCTGAGTAATTGAAGGTGACAGTGGGCCGTTCCTCATCCTTCAGGATTTGAGCGTCTTCTGCCTCCCATTGGTCGCCCGCCACGAAATTGAAATCGTCACGAGCGCCAGTGCGCCACTTGTCGGCGTGCATCTTGCCGTCTTTGATGCGCTGGACAGCTTTTTCCTCAAGTTTTGCCTTATCCATCTCAAATTCTCGCAAAACCCGAAAAAATTTTCCGGGATCACGAGAATTTTAGCTGAATTTCTCAGCCACGAGAGGTTTTTGCTGTGTAGATGTTGAAAAGGAGAACATTTCTCTCAATTTCTCGGTCTATCGGTGGAACTCCATGCCAAGAATTCTTCGTTTTCCAGAAACCCAGCACAGAATTCGGCACATACGGCGCCCGGTAGATTTCCTCGAAGCCTTCGAACGAGTGGTGAGGTCCACCCGGGCATGTCTGGATGTGGTCAGAAGGCACGTAGAGGCTCGTGCCGACATCCGTGTTGTCCATCCCTAGTGGGAGATAGAACAGAAGGCTCACGACCTTGTGCTGGGCGTCTGTGTGCGGGCCAATGCTGTATTCCCGCCCGTCCCGGATGAAACGCCAGTCAGTGACGAGTGCTGGGCGCCCGGTGCTCGGGAACCGCTCGTAGTATTCTGGTCCGAACATGGACAGCACGGCGTTGGCGAAATAGGAGGATTTGAAGCCTTCCATCATCTCCGGGAGAGTGTCAGAGAACTTTCGGCTTTTGAAGCTCCCCAATTGCTGAAAATCTAGCTTATCGACCTCATCCAGCAGCGGGTAATAGAATTCCCACGGAAAGACTTCCTCCGTGTAGAAGTGCGGAAACGGGTACTTTTTGATCTCAGCATTCCGCAGCTTGTAGATCACATGTTCAAGGGCGTTCATTTCATCGTCCGTGTGATGGTTTGCACGAACCCGCACTCGCGGCATATGCGTTGCCAGAACTGACGGTCAGTCATCTTCCCGTCAATCCTCACAGGTTCGTGCTTCCAATCCCCGTAGTTATGATTGCAACTCGGCGCTGTCACTGACCGCGACCTCTTGGGCTGGCTCATCTTGTACCTCAACGGGACGTTTGAAGATGATGTTCCCGATTCCTTTGAACGGCCCGTCAGCACGTCGAGCGGCGGTAATCTGCGCATCATCTGTGACGAAACCCATCCCTTCCAACCGGGCCTTAATCTCCATATGTTCGCTGTTACCACTATCCAATTCAACAAGAATAGTGCGTACATTTTCCAGCGTGCGAGCGGCGCCATAAATCACCTTGTTCTCGAATCCATCCACATCGACCTTGATGTGTTGGGGCTGGGGCATGCCAATCTCAAAGATCAGCGAATCCAGCGAGAACGACACCGACCCTTGCTCGTAGGCCCACTCCTTCTCCACCATCTTGTAATTCTTGTCACTCGCGAAGGAATGGCACGAACCACCGGGCGTAAGTGAGGAAAGGCGGAGCGTATCCACGAACTGTCCGTCCGACAGGCAGAAGGGAAAGGCTACAGCCGTCGCCTTCGGAAACTTGTTCATGGCAAGATTGCGAATCAGCACCGCATAGTTCTGTGCTTCCGGTTCGAAAGCGTAGACCCGCAAACCCTGCTTCGCAGCGAGCATGGTGTACAAGCCAATATTGGCTCCCACATCGTAGAAGACTTCCCCAGCGGGCAGTGAGCGAATCCATTCAACAGTATCCGGTTCTTTCGTATACATCGTCTCCACTCGCCACTGGACGTGGCGGTTCGGGAGGTTGAAAATAAGACCGTCCACCACGGTGTTCGGCTGAATGCGTTCGTACTCTTCCAAGTTCATAGCTACCCCTATCTAGACATCCACGTTCCACGGCGCTGTGGTCTGCGACTCCACCTGTCACCGATCTCTGAATGCGAGTACGCCGACATGGCGTATCGCAACATCATCACTGCGTACCGCGTGCTGCAAATCAAGTCTTCGTTCTTATCGTAAATCTGGCTGAGACCGTTCTTATCCAAGGTTCTATGGTACTCCCGGAATTCTTCGAACCAGTTGCTCAGCGTAGCCGCCACTTTAAATCGGCCTGTGTCCATGCGTTGCTGCATTTCCAGAAGGCCCGCCTCCACCCCGATACCGCGCTTGTCGGGGAATTGAGCGTGCTCCGAGAGCATGTT